CCATGGAGACGATAGGGGTATCCTTAGCGTCAACGAGGGAGATGTAATCAGCAAGGTCTTCGCGCTTGCCAACCTGAGAGCGTTCAAAAAGAGCGGCCATAATAGTTAGTTTTCTTTGATTTGGGGTTTAGAGGAACCTTTCGGCAATGAGTGCCTTCAGGTTGGATTCGTTTGGAGCTTTTCGGAAGCTGTCCGCAGCGAATTTAGACTTAGCGGCTTTGGAAGTAACAGAGGCAGGTGCAGAGGTGCTTTTAGGCGTCATCGGTGCCTTCTTAACAGGCTGCGCTGGTTTTTTTGCCTTGCTTTCCCTGACCTTTCGCCCGCTGATCAAGTCTCCAATGGAGATTTTGAAATCGGGGAACTTCTGGATTTCTGGGAATGCCTGCAAAAGTTGCTTTGCAAACTGATATTCAGGACTCTGACGCTGTTTCCAGAAGGGATACTCTTGCTCTGCTTCAGCATCAAACTGCTTGCGGACTGCAACGTATTGAAGCTGTGCAGGAAGGTATTCTTCCAGTGCATCAATGGCGTTCAGGCGAATCTTCCTGACTTCTTCAGCGGAATACTCGACTTCCTGACCATCTTTGCCTTTTACAACAGCACCATCAGCGTTCTCTTCAGCCCACCGTCTAACCTGTCGAGCGTTTTTGATTTCATCCTGGACTTCACGTTCTGACTGAAGCGCAAAATACGGGTTCAAATCTTTGCCAACTGGAACAACCTCTTTTTCAACAGGCTTTTCCGCTGACTCTAGCTCTTTCAGCTTTTCGGTAAGCTCATGAATCTGCTTTTCAGCGTCTTTTTTCTGCGCAGTGAGTTTATCAATACGCTTCTGGACGCCTTTTGGCAGACCTTTAGAACTCTGCTCGGTTTCTTCCTCCGTCTCCTTATCCTCATCGGCTTTGTCAGCCTCTTCAGTTTCAGTTTCAGATTCGTTTTCGGCTTCCGTGTCCTCGGTTTCCTGCTCGGCATCATCTGCTTCGCTGGTGTCCTCGGTTTCGGTTTCCGTCTCAGTCTCAGCCTGAGCAGGCTGCTTTTCCTCATCAGCGAAAAGGGACTGGCGCAGAAGTCCGGTCAACTGTTCAGTGTCAATCGGCTTGTTTGGCATCGTGATTTTGGAAGGTTCACTAACCGTTTCGGAGTTTTCGGGCATGTTGCAGAAGGTTTAATGACCGTTCAGAGGTCGGAAGGCATGGTTTGAGACACCAAGAAACTTATGCAAAGCTAATATGCCGTGATAGTGGGTCAAGGGTTGAATTTAACCTCTGTCGAGGCTCGTTCAGCGTATTCCTGGATGATGGCACGCAGGTCAATGAGAGCGGCAACCTGTCCGGCATAATGCGCCCTGGCTTCACCAGTGTTTGCAATGTCCAGCAGGTTGGCTAGTGCGTTGTTATGCTCGCTCTGAATAACAGCATTCAAGGCTTCCCAGAACGCCACTGGCCCTTTTGCCAGGGTGAATGCTTCGATTACGTCTGTCTCGTTCATGCCTGCTGATTAAGTTGTTCGCTAACCGGTGTGACTCCCAGCCTTCCGATAGTGGCATTCTGCTGCTGCTGGATGCTCATCTGAAGGTTCTGCACGTAGTTTTTCAGCAAGGTCTGGAAAACAGGGTCAGCCTGTGCGGCCTGCTGTGCTTTCGGGTTCTTGCTGATGACATCCTGGGCATATTGCAGCCTTGCCTGTGCTGTCGGATCGTTTTCACGATACATCGGTTCATTGCCAAGCATCATCATGCCGATGTCAGTCTGCACATCCCTGAACATCTGCTCAGAAGCGGCAGTCTGGTCAACGATAAGCTCACGGGCAGATTCAGGAGCAACTGCCTCAATAATCATCTGGATCAGCTTGTTACGGTTAAGAACGCCACCAGCGTCAAGGGGAACGACAAACTGAGAGATGGCTTGCAGCTTTTTAGCCACAAGATCGTTGTCGAGCGTCTGAATGTTAAACCGGATGATGAAATCGAAGTTACCGGCAATGTCAGTGATATTTTGATTCAGCGGCACGCCGGTAATCCTGACAATCTCCTCCTGCGGCATGTATTGCAGGCACAGGCTGAACATCTGCGAATAAACACGGCTCCAAGTGGCAAGCCAGCGGTTCACAAGCTGCTGCTGCATAAGCTGCGACTTGAGCGGCATAACCGTCATGCGGTTCAGGCCAAAGTAATTGGCGTGATTGTTCTCGACTCGCTCAATCAGGTTGAACGCAGTCGTAGGAGCACGGCCAGGAGCTTCAAGCCATGAGTAATCGTCTGGACGGGTTACAGGAAGCTGTACACCTGGGCCAATCTTGTTGATCTGGCCGATTCGCTTCACAACCTTCATCGGCGGCAGCGTCTCAAAAGCAGTCCGGTCACGGATGCTGTCATGCTGCGCCTTGATTTCATCCTGATCGGTCATGGCGATTTCAGGAATGCCACGGCTTTCAGTGATTGGCCTGCGGACTACTTCACGGCGAAACTCGACGAAAGGATAATCACCATGGGCATAATCCAGCAGTTCATGCTTGGCAAAAAGTCCTTCCTGAACGAGCGGACTGAACACGGTGCAGTAAATGCCTGCGACACCATCAGGGCCAATCTGGCGGGCATAGGCATACACAATCTCGATCAGGTTATCCTGCCGAACGATAGGAGCGGCACCCAGGGTCGTGATGGTGTCGAGCGGGTCAGAATACCATGACTGTTTGCCAGCCGTGTTTGCGGCCTGGTCAACAAAAGCCTCGTCCCATCCGTCATCTTTGACGTGGGAACGAAGCTCAACCTCGGTCATATAGACACGGCGGAAGATGACCCTGGCGTTCTGAAGGTCAATCGTTTCAGGAGGAAAAGCCACCTCATCGAACGGCTTTAAAGCCGTCACCATCGGCAGATTCCTGCGCACATAGGTTTCTTCGATCTTACCAACACCAGTTTCACGCAGTTCGTTGACCAGCTTCTTCGCATCCTTGATGCTGTATTGCGGAATGGCTGCGGTAATTAGCTGTGCTGCAAGGTCTGCGCTCTCTTTGTTGGCGATAAGAGCGGGCAGGTCAGCCAAGGATGATCCCTGCATCTGCTGGGCAATCGCGCCAATTTCGTCCATTGTGATAGACTGAAAGCGTGTCCCTAGCTGCTGATCCCAGCCAACGTGGAAGATAGTCCAGCCATAGTGTAGGCCATACTGCGATCCTAGTTCAGCCTCCCTTGCGATGTCAGCCCGCAGCTTTTGCGTCGTGATCCAGTTCATCAGGGTGTTTGCCCCTGAAGCCGCTGTCATGTCGTTGAAATCCGTGGCAGTAATTGCAAGCTGGCTGCGTTCAAAGCTCGTAGTCAGTAGGCATGAAAGCTCATTGATGGTAGAATCAACCAGGCGATTGCGAACGTCAGAAGCTCCTTCAAAAGGGAATGCCTGGCGATTGTTCGGCAGATTCTCAGAGTGTTTCTTGCCGTCATCGGACTGACCAGACCACCGGCAAAAACGGATGTCATCTGAGTTGGTGAGACGTTCCAGGTCTGCCGTGGTGTAAAGGCAACGGGTCAATTCCGTTGAAAGCTCGTTCACGTCTGGCGTTTCACTGTAAAACGTCAGCTTGTCGCCGTTGGTGCTGTTCTTGTAGTTCATTAGTAGCTTCCGATTTGTCCCTGGGGTTGGTAACTTGAAATGGTTTCGTCTGACGGATTCATCACCGCAAGGTATCGCAGAACGTCAACCGGGTCTTTGGTTGCGCCCTTGTCTCCGTCTGCTCCTGTCCACTCGCGGAGTGAGTAAATAAGATTGCGGCAGTTCTCACTAACATACAACTTAGGCTCATTATGAAGGGCAAGCAAGGGTTCATCCTTGTTCCAGGCCAGCCAGTCATTGATAATGCTAATTCCCTCCTCGACTCGCAGACCTGCGGCAGGTGTGAACCACATCGGGTCTGGATCTTCCTGCAAAAGATCAATCAGGCTTGTTCCACCGTCCCTGCCGATGGCCTGTGTTCCGCCTGCTCTAGGGTCAATAAAGCGTTCTGCGATGCTTTCCCGGCCTTCTAGCTGTCGAATAAGGGCTTTGTAGTCGGCAATGCCTCTGCCGGCTCCGTTTCGCTGTGCTGTGCCTGGCCTGCCGTCCGCTTTATCGCTCGGCAAGGCCCATTCCCCGTGAGTGATGTCGGGAAATTCGCGGTAAATGAACTTTCTGCCGTATTCATCCACCCGCAGCCACAGCATGAACCAGTTTCGCGCTCCGGCAGGGTCAACGGCCATGTAATTCGTCCCTTTTTCTGGGATTTTATCATGCGGAATCACATTCCAGTCACCGAATCGAGGGAATTGTGATCCTGCCAGGCTTTCAGCATAGCCATAAGCTCTGATTTTGACCTCATAACCGGTTCTTCCGTGCAGTGCTCGCTGAATTTCGCTAAATGGAGAGTAGGAATTTAGCTCCGAATGATACCACATAATGCGGCCATTCGGTTTGTGGCACTTGGCAACATGCGGCATCATGCCCTTGTCGCCTCCCGGCACGTTAATCGAGTCCTTCAGCAGGCTTGCAGGCTTCCAGTCTGTGATGGAAGCACCTGCCATGTATTCCTTTACTACGCTGGTATAGCCTGAAATGGGCGTGAAGGTAAGCACCATCTTGCCTCGACGACTTGCGAGACGATAACGAAGCGTTTTCAGCCAGTCGTTATTCACTTCTTCGTCAATCCAGAGGAAATCAATCTCACCACCCTCAATGACCTTCATGTCCTGGGACTGGTTCAAGAACCAGCATTGACTACGGTTAGGCAGAACGAAGGTGTTTTCGCTGAAACCGTTCTTCTGAGTGAAGCTGACGTTGGTGATTTTGGTCTTTTTGGCGGTCTTGAACTCGGCAGGAAGATACTTGTAAACAAGCGGCTGCTGCATCTGCACGCTGCTCATGTTCGTGGTATGCACGCACCACACTCGCTTATCAGGATTCCGGCTCAACACCTGGGCAACCCGCTTTGCTGCATATTCAGACTTGCCTGCTCGGTTGCCTCCCAGGATGACAAGCTCGTTAACCTCTGGATCAGACAGCAGTGAATCTGCGGTTTTCCAGTGCTCTGGCTCGTAGCCGTGCCGATAGGGGTCCATCTTCTCCGCAAGAATCTTGTCCTCACGGAGTTGCAGCCGCCTGACCACCTCATCCATGCCGACCTTCTTCACTAGGGCTGCAATCGTCTCAGGAGACGGCGCAACTAGGATTGGATGCGGAGTCGGGCGATACTGCCCTAGATTCTCCTTTGTGACTTCAAGCTGGAACATGCAGGGCTAGACGCTCACCACTTCGTTTTGTCGGCCCAGTATGCCGCTGACATCTTACCTTTCTTGATATTCTCGGCATGTCGAGCTTTGAAGGACTCCCGGCGGTTCTTATAGCTCTCGCTTTCACCCTTTTTAGGCGGTGAACCAGTCACACCCTGCTGGCCGAAGCGGATTGTTTTCACCTGTTCGCCCTGTTTGGCTACAACAACATGGCTTTTCGTGGGATGTGATGGCGTGCGTTTAGGCTTATTATAGCCGGAAACGCCAACTCTAGCGAGACGTGGGTCTTTGCTCATATTTTTACGCTACTTCCCCTTGATTGACTTGCAAGGGTGAAGATATTGCGGCAAATAAGGTTCGCTCCGTCGCATGGTGTGATCCGTCCTCCTGCGGCGAACCGCAAAAGGGCCAGCACTATGCGACAGTGTTGGCCTTTTTGTTGGTTACTTGCCCACCGTCCAAACAAAACAGGGCAGCAAAGCGGAGACGTTAGCAAGCTCGACACGCCAGCATTGAGACGCTGTGCTTTCCGTGGCTAAACGGAATATCTCGCAGGGGGCGCAAGTTCCAGGGCGAGTCTAAACAAGCCTGGATGGTCGCCTCTCCTCACCACCATTTCCATGGGGGGAGGGGGGGTCTTGGCAGAGAGAGAGGATTAATCCTTCTTCAGCAGATAGTAGAACACAAAGCTGAAGCCGATAAAATGGATTAGAAAGTCAATCATAGATTTTTGGTCAGTTCTTCCTTGGCAATCATCACTTCCTCGCTGGTTTCCACGACTTTGACGCACCATTCGCCATTCCAGCCATCCTGATCGGCGCCAGGGTAAAGAGGCTGGACGATGCTGTTAGCCTTCACGACGACCTGTTTCAGCCCGTCCATAGTGCTTACCCAGGTGCTGTTTCGCAGCTTCACTGCTCCTGGGAGTCCGTAGGGCATTTAATAAAACAGTTCATTGTGTGGTTGTGTTTCATTTGCAAGATAACTGGCTAATGCGCGTGCTTGCCTGCCGTTTTCGGTGCCCTGCATCCAGCCGGTGCCATCCACAGATTCGACACGCCAGCGCTCGCAAACAAATAGCCTTTCGACTTCGTTCACACGCCCGACATGGATGCGTCTGCCTGTCTCCGCCCACATCGGCAAAGAGCGCCATTTCCATTCTGTTGTGCCTCCAATAAAAATCACGTCAGCCTCGACAGGCACGTCAGCCGGTGTCATTCCATCCTGGACGGCCATGGAAAGCGGCCAGCCAAAACGGGCAGCGATTGGTGCATAGCAGTCCCACTTTGCAAGTGTGGCCTCCCGGTCTGCGACGACATCAGGCACCAGCACCCAACGAGGCGTCATCCCTTGTGCCCGCACATTACCAAGCATGTTCAGCCATGCCGTTTCGTCCCACGGCCTGCCCGTAGTCCAGCTCGCAAAAGCGTCATTGTCGAGCGCAAATGGTATCCACTTCCTGAGCTTGGTCTTGCGCATGGCAGACGGCCCCACAAGCCAGCCGATGCGGTCCTGGTAGCGCCCAGCCCAGTAATGGACAATGGCACTGGAATTGTTTGATGGCATCACCATGAGCTTTTGCCGTGGCTTGTCCCTCGCCATGATTTGCCCCCAGTGTAATTGAGATTTATTCGTCATAGCTTATCGTGCTTCTTGATGATCTTGCCGATTTCATGGGCTGCGACCCGGTAAGTTCCAGCGATGTTTCCACAGCACTGCTGCCAGGGTGTGATTTCGTTCGGCCTGGCACCATCTGGAACCTTACCTTGCTTGGCATACCCTAGCGCTTCCTTCAGCAACATCTGCTGAAGAGCTTTGAGATCGTCAATGATGTTCATGCTTTTTCCTCCATCCCTGCCCTGGTGACTTGCCAGCCTTGCGGCGATGCTGCCGGACAGCCTCAAGGGTTACTTCCATGCGGTCAGCGATGGCCTGATTAGACTCTGACCAGTCCACTTCAGCCCACATCTTTCGCCTGGTGGCTAGATCATGCGTTCTTTTGGCCTTGGACCGCTCTCTAACCCTGCGCTTGGCATAGCACTTCGGCCCCAAAACAAAGCCTGGAATGGCCTTTTCTTTGCAACAGATGCAGATTCCAGCAGCTTTGCGCCTGGCATACCAGGATTGTTGGTCAATAGCGGTCATGGCTGGGCTGGTTCAAGACAAAGGGTTGTGATCGGCTCAACCTGCAACTCGTTGTTGACGTTCATCCAGGCGCACATGAGGGACAGAGGATCAACGTGCGTCACCGTCATAACCGGCCCGCCCGACTTCAGCCGCACGGTGTCGCCCACGGCGGGCGTCCAGGGCTCGGCTGGCTCCGGCTCGTCGGCGTAGCGCCAGCCGATGATTGATACCGTCTCAACGCCCCAACTCCAACATTTAGCCTCCATAGCTCCATCGTAGCAATCTGGGCTGTTGCTGATACAAAACACTCTTCTACCGCCATCACACGGCATCGGATCGCCGGGCTTGTGCCGGGTCCAGGTGTAGCCGTGGGCTTCAAAGGTGGCGGGCTCGTCGGGTTGCTTCTCACCTTCACCGGACAAATCAGGTTGTTCCTCGCTTTTGGGCGGTTCGTTCACGCCAACGGGCTTGTCCTGCCCCTCGCCACGGGCGGCGGCGATGAGTCTGGCGCGGACACGGTTAAGAGCATCGTTATGGCAAACAGGGTTCCTCCCAGCCCAATACGCGGAATGCAACTCCACCAGCGGCACGGCCTCCATGCGCCGGACGGCCTGGGCAAGCACCACGGCGGCGACGGCCTGGGCGGCGGCCTGGGCGGCGGCTTCGAGCATGTCATGCACTTCTGCGCTTTCTTCCCAAGTCTCGATTTCCTGATCGGGAAACTTGATCTTTTGAATGGCATTCCCATCGTCGGCCAGGAGGGGCTGGCGCATGGCGGCGATTTCGGCCTCCAGTCGCTCGTTTTCGAGACTCAAAGAGGCAATCTCAGAAGCCAAGTCTGCGATGCGGTGAGGCAGATTCTCAACCGTATGCGTTTCAATGTTGCCAAACGGCATGGCCGACAGGCAGGCTTTTAGGATTCCTTGGGCCTTGTCGTGCTCAGACCGCCAAAAGTCGGCGTTTTTGC